ATGCTCGACCTCTACACGAAGGGCATCAGTAATGGGGAGATCGCTCGGGCATTGGGTCGGTCTCGTCAAAGTGTCGCTACTCGCATTTGGGCGATGAATAAAAATAATGGGTAGCAATTTAGGCGAGTGCCTGGGGTGGGTGGTGAGTGCGTGTGATAACGCACCGCCCCCCTCTTGGGTACAAAGTGGAACGGCCTTATTCGACCAGCTGACTCAGAAAAGCGGCAACACCGGCACACCGCCTGGGTCTAAATTGTTTTTAGTTGCGCTCGGAATAGTTGTAATAAATGCTTGCCTATTCGCAATAGTTCGCCTACGCTGGACTCGTTGCACTCACGCAACCCAAACAAGGAGACACAAACTATGAGAAAGATACCAAGCGCCAAAACTCTTAACGGTTGCATGCAAGCGGGTTATGCCGTTAGTTCAGCGCACACCCTCAACACTTACAACGCCGTTGCAATGAAGGTCTACAAGTTCATTGCAGACCCAACGCATAACGAAGGGTACGAGATGATCGAGTACGGTTCATTTGTAGACGTGTACGAAGGCTTAGAGATCTTCAGCAAAGACCCTGCAAGCGCCGACGCAATCGCCCTGGGCATTGTGACTACGGGTTGGGCGGCTCCTATCGGTGATGATGGAGATCTAGACACACCACCAAGCGAGCGACCCGACCGTAAGCGCGTAATCGTCTACACCGTGCGAACCCTGGAACATGATGCCTGGGGCGCTATTGACATTGCAGGAAATGACGAGCTGATAGAAGGCGACCAGTCAGAAGGGCCGCTTTTAGACGCTCTCACAATGGCGCTTTACGTTGCGCAGATTGTCGAGGTCTGAGCAATGGGGCTTTACAAACTCACTGCAAAGAGAAAAGGCGCTCGGGCTTCGGTCTGTCGTTTCGTTGCCAATGACGACAATGATGCATTGCTCATAGGAACGTTCAAGGTCATGGAGAAGGCGAACGCCGAGTATAAAGCAGGGCTCACTAATGGCGTGTGGTGGAAGGGTGAGATCACTCTTACCGACTCAGAAGGTCGGGTAGTCCGAACAATGCCTGCGAAGGAAAAAGCAGCAACTCCGGCATAAAGCGCCCGCCACAATCGCCAGCAAGCGCCGTCAGGCGTGCGCTAGGTACTAAGACCCCAGGCGATTAGCCCCTAGATCACCCCCCGATCTAGGGGCTTTTTGCTGTCTCTGATCGAGTACGACTAGCACGGTCTAGCACTGGGCATGCTCGACAACGTAGGTCTAGGGATATGCGCAGACGCTCGCAGTGTGTGACATTGCACCCCGACCCCAACCGATCACACTCACCCCACTGGAAACCAACAAGCTTGCAGCACGGCCGGTACTCCGCTCGAAGCCTGGGCGCACCCCAGCAACGCAGGCCGACCACCCAGGCGACCGACCGCCGACCCCAGGCGCACGGGTAGCGACCACTCTCCGTGACCAGCCGACCACCACCCCCCCTGCCCGTGAGGGGACCCCGCGTATATATTTGTATACACACTCCCGTACGTTTGGATTTTTTTTGGCCCACTGTCGAACATCTGGCTTCCGGGCTAGTGCTGCATAACCTAAATGCTGCTTGCTCTAGAAGAAGGGGCGTAATCCTAACCTACATGCTTATATTTTGGTCCCCGGGATGGCCTCACTGTTCGTACCGCACCTCTCATTCTGTGCGTCAACAAGCGAACGAAGTGAGCGCGTTAGCCCAACCGAGCGCAGCGAGGGCGGGAGGGGGACTTTAAGCACTCAGACTCCAAGCATCTATTAGTCCCCCCCACGCTTTTGGTATTCAAAGAATACCAAGGTGGCCGTGACCAATATTTTTAGCCGACACCTGTTCGATATTTACACCCCTTTACGTATCGCGAATTAAGGTAGTTGGCACTTACCAGCGGCGTTTGTTGACTGAATAGGGGATAAGTCCCCGTTACCGGCCACTATAGCTTTCCCACCCTACGTCACTTACAAATGGGGTCTAGCACATGAATTCGCTGAAGTTGTTGTGGCACTATATCAGCACATATTTATGTTTGCAACTTTGTTTTTCAGTGCTACACCCTGTAGTATACTGTTGTTAGTTATATAAGGAGGAACATGACAGAAAAACGACCAGTTATCCACGGCAAACCCTACACTTACGTTGGGCTTAAGTGCCGCTGCGAAGAATGCAAGAACGCGCAACGTCTATATATGGCGCAATATCGCTTGACAGACAAGGGTAAAATTGCACGTAAGAAGTCTGCAGCTCGTCAAGCTTGGATTCGTGAATCATTAATTGCTTGGGTTAAAGAAAATCACCCGCAAATTGTCGAACACTACGTAAATGAATGGGAGAAAGTGAAAAATGACCGAGATTGAGCGCCTTTTATTGCGTTGCCGCGAGCTAGAAACAGAACTTGCCGCAGCAAACAAGCGCATTAAGAAGCTCCTTGTCAAAATTGACAAATTACAGGGCAACAAAAAGAATTTGACGCGTCAAGACTACGAAGAAGAGTATTTTAAGTACATCAACTGGGATCTACAAAACATTAAGGGGTGGCCTGAAGATGGGCACGATACCGCAAGACACTGAAATACACGATTGGATTAAGTTTGGCATCGATAAAGGTTGGATTAGTCCACCTTGTTGCTATAGCCACGACGCGCTGCCAACTACAGAAGAAGAAGATGACGAGTTTTTTGAGGGCGGGGATCCTTGTATTTACCTTTTACGGTTATACGATGACATAGAAAACCAAAAAGCAGTCGAAGATAACCATTCTCCCTCTGTTTGGCGCAAGTTTCCATACGAAGGAGAAGCATCATAATGGACGATATTGTGGAAAGATTGCGTGGCCAGCGCACAAATAGCGTTCTATGCGAAGAAGCAGCTGAAGAAATTGAGCGTTTGCGCCATGATCTTGAGCATTTTAAAGCAGATTGGCATGCAATGATAGATCAGACAGACCGCCTTGAACATTCACTAAAAAACGCAAGAAAAGCACTTAAGGAGCTAAATGAATAACTTAACCATTATCGGCAACATCGGCAAAGATCCGGAACTAGCGTTTAGCGCAAGCGGCAAGGCTGTATGCAAAATGACAGTCGCTACAAAGAATCGCAACGACAAAAACGCAGAAGAAGCTACTATTTGGCACGATGTTGTGGCATTTGGTGAATTAGCTGAAAATACCGTCGCTTCAGTACAAAAAGGCGATCGAGTCATTGTTATTGGCCGTCTTGAGAAAAGAGCATACGAAAAGCGTGATGGCGGCAAAGGTTTAAGCGTTGAGCTTATTGCTAACGAAATTGGCGTTAACTTGCGCTTTTGCCAAACAGAAATAGCTCGCCAGGGGGGAACTAGCAAGAATGTCACAAAACCAGTCGCCTATGATACCTCGCCAGAAGAACCATTCTGAATGGGTACAAAAAGCTCTTTGTAGGGGTTACCCTACGGATCTTTGGTTTCCTGAAGTCCCACAAGGCCGCGATTACTTTGCGCACGCCAGAGAGATATGTAATCAATGTTCCGTCAAAAAGGACTGCTTAAACTTTGCTTTAACGTTTTCTGCTGACGAAGACAAGTTTGGCATGTTTGGCGGGTTAAGCCCCAAAGAACGGCTTGAAATACGTAATCGCAATCACAAACATATACCTGAGCCAAAACCAATAATTATAACCAAAAGTCGAACGGACCGCCCAGCCCGCCCGATTAAAGACCAAACGGTAACAAAACAGCCAAATATCTACATGGCGGGGTTGTTAACCGATTACACAATAGATCCAACAAGAGTTGCAACAAGAAAGACAAAGACACCAATGGAAAAGAAAAACATACCTAAAAACGTAAAACTGTTAATGAACGCCACTAAATCACTTGAACCAAGTTCATTGACCGCTCAAGCTAGCGCTGCAATGATTATTGCTGGATGGGAAGATCCACTTGATGCGCGCACTTGTGCACTTATGTTTATGGGCGCATCGTACGTAATGGATTTGGCTAACAAGGGTGCAGCAACTGGAGCTATTACCGCACAAGAAAATGCTGCTATTTCCGGCACAGCTGAATTGGCAATGCGAGTATGGAAGCACCATTTTGAAACGGCAAAGGTTGACTAATGACTCTTTTGCTGCGCATGCGGTATTCTTCTACGCCGTTATATACACACGCAATGGAAAGATTTAAAGACAATTCTGCCGATGCTGCAGAGTTTTTGGGTTTGCAACGCCAAACGTTTCAAGCGTGGCATCGAGGTAAGAAACTCAGTTATGTTGATGCAGATAGGCACGCTTGCCGACTTGGGCTACATCCATGTGTATTATGGGGTTCTGACTGGTTTACAGAAGACCCCTATCGCAAGGAAAAAGAATGCCAAAAGCGAAAAAGATTTCAGGAACGCCGACAACAACTGAAAGCGACATTGTGAGCATTGAGGAAGTTGTAAAAGACATACGTGTAATTAAAGACACGCGCTTTACAAAAGAATCATCTGCTGCTGCAAATGACATTAACGTTGTCAGGAGAGCAGAACGCAAGGTTAGCAGCAAGATTATCGAGCTTGATGCAGTTGACGAATACCGCAAACGGCAAGATCAAATTGCCCGTTTAGGCTTGGGCCGCGTTACTAAAGAGCTGAATCGCGATGAATTGCCTGAAGTTGGTCTTGCAATTATTATGGATCACGGTTTGCGGGTACTTGGCGGCGAATGGGAAATGAAATCTGCTGAAGAAGCTACCAAGGTGGCAAAAATATGGCACGATATTCTGCGCCTTGAAATGGGTGAACCAACCAGTATATCCAGCAATCAACCAATTGAGGATGCCGACCAACGCAAAAACAGGTTCGAGGAGCTTAAGGTTGAAGCAAAACGTCGTATTGAAGGTGGTTTACGTGCCGTTGCCGGCGATGGGGGTTCATGAGCATAACAGTTGACAAGAAGCTTTTACTTAGTGACGAGGAGTTCGCGGCCCTTACTAGCCATGAACAAGACGAGTACTTAAAGCTTTTAGAGGAGGACTTGTCTGCTTGGTCGTTGGTTGGCAACGAAAGGCAGATGAGGGCCAACATTTTGCTTAATAAAACTGACTGGTTGTTATACGGCGGCGCAGCTGGCGGAGGCAAATCAGAGCTAATTACTTACCACGCGCATGAATTGTCACTTAAATACCCTGGCCACAGGAGTTTGTTGATACGTACCGCGCTGCCTGAATTGCGCCGTTCTTTGATTATTCGCACCCAGGTTAGGTATTCGCAGCTCAAAGTCAAAGCTCAGCTCCGTTCAGTCGACAACATGAAAGCTTGGTGGTACGAAAATGGTTCTATCATCGAATATGGTTACTGCGCGCGCGACGAAGACGTAAGCCAGTTCATGTCAGCGGAATACGACTTCATTGCTTTTGACGAGGCTACACAGTTTACCGCATACCAAATGCTTATGATTTCTGGACGTTTGCGCACAAGTCGCAAGATGGCCGAAGCCGGCGTTAAAACACACGTAGCTTTTGCTACCAACCCTGGTGACAGAGGCCACACTTTCCTTTATCAAAGCCTGGTAACCCCTACACATTACGGTAAGCAAGCTGTGGTGTATGATGTTTCCGAAGGTTTTGAGAACCCAGACATTGTTCGTTTGGTGCCATTGCCGGAAGATCTTGACGAGTTGGCAACGCTTGAGATTGATCATGACCCCAATAATCACCTAGTCGTAGCTTTTGTGCCATCGACCGTAATGGACAACCCTTTTATTGACCCGACCTACCGTAAGAACTTGTCAATGCTGCCAGACGTAGAGCGTCGTCAAAAGTTGCTTGGCGACTGGGATACCTTTACCGGCCAGTATTTTGGCGAGTTTGATAGGTCGATACACGTTGTTGAACCTTTTAACATACCAAAAGAATGGCAACGATATCGAGGCATCGACTTTGGTACAGCTAACCCATTTTGCTGCCTTTGGGGCGCAATGGACCCATCTGACGGGACAATGTATATATATCGAGAGGCTTATCAAAAAAATCTTACAACAGCTGAACAGGCCCGTTTAGTCAAGCGAATGTCCGTAGATGAGCATGGCAAGGCCGAAAGCATCCTTATGACTGTTATTGACCCTTCCACGTTTTCCAACGTAGCTGGTCTTGGCACAACTGTTGCATTGCAATATAATGCTCAAGGTGTTATAGTAGCTAGAGCAAAGAATGCACGTATTGCTGGATGGCAAAATATGCGACGTTATATGATGCCCCATCCCGTAGACGGCAAAGTGAGGGTGAAGATGTTTTCTAGTTGTCAAAACTTAATTAGAACAATCCCCTTAATGCGCCATTCTCAGCAAAATATTGAAGATCTTGATACAAAAGACGAAGATCACGCAGTTGACGCGCTACGCTATTTATTAGCTTGTCGACCATACGAGCTAACGAAAAAAGAAAAAAAGCAATACAAAGAAGGGGCCGAAGGCAAAGTCCAAAAATTTTTGGAAAAACTGGATCGCCAAGGAAAACGAAAAAATGTATGGAGGTAACATGTTATTAACAACTCAGTATCTATTTTTACCTGGGGTATGTAGTTTGTGCGGCTCAAGTCATTTGCCAACTATTGATACAGGCATCGATCTAGATTGGCAAAACGCGCCTGATGACCCAAACCCGTCGCACAACCGCAGGTTCTACATTTGCGCTGATTGCGCAGTAACTTGCGCGCAGATGGTGCTTGATTCACGTAATTTAGAGATGAAACCAGCTGGCACTGTTGCCACACTGGAACAATCATTAACCGACATAAGCCAAAACAATGCTTTACTTTTGGCGCGCATTGCTGAACTTGAACATGCTCTGACAATTGTTAAAGAAATCAACCCATTGCCACAGCAAAAAATTACACCTAAAGATATTAAAACTTTTGAAGTTGTATCTAAGGATGTTCTTAAATGATCGTTGCCGCATTGCTTGGCATAGCCAACGCGGTTGCTTTGATGTATGTTGTGCGTGAGAATCGTAGATTGACTAATATGGTGATTGCGCGGCATGCGCAAGATTTGGTATTACTCAACAACCAAGAAACGCGCAAAATGAAAAAGAAAAAAGATATTGAAAAAACAGATAAGTATTCTTCATGGCGCAACCCAAGTGAAGGAGTTGGTCCATGAGTGAATGGAGCCCGCCTACGCCGGAAAAAATCAAATCTTTGTGGTTTGATGCCGACCAATATCTTGTAAAAGAACGACGTGATTATTGGTTAAATGGTTCTTATTACCTTGGACACCAGTGGGTTTGGTGGGATGTAACACGCAACCTAATCCAAGAGCTTGATTACGCAAACGAATCAGAACGCAATAGTCGTATTACAGTTGACAAGTTTGGTCCACGTTGCGGCAGCCTTTTGGCGCGCATGATTCGTTCCGAACTCTTTTTTGAAGTGCAGCCTACTGGCACGGATGATGCTTCGATGCGCCGCCAGCACCTACAAGAGCAATTGTTAATTGGCGAACAGCATGACCGCGATTGGGAAGTAACTCGCGAAATGACAATGTTGCAAACACTGTTCGGTGGCGCTGCTGGCGTATCTGTTGAATGGGACCCTGATCTTGGCGATGACGCAATGGTCGATCCCGAAACCGGCATCACCATCCCCGAGGGCGGCGTTCGACTTACCCCACTCGGAATTAATGAATTCACTTTAGAACCAGGTACGCAAGATTCTAAAGATTCACGCTGGTGGATGCGCTGCACTTCGTTGCCGCCAAAACAAGTTCAAGAACGTTACAACCTCGATTGGGAACCTGCGCCAGACGCTGAAGCAATGATGAGCACCAGGTCGCGTAGCCTTTTGATTAGGCGACCAAGTGGTCAACCACCCCGCACTACTTTGGTTTATGTTTATTACGAGCGCCCTACCGCTACCACACCTGGTTGCGTTGTTCACATGGTAAACGGCAAAGTTGTGCTGCAAGAAGACCAATGGCCTTACCCGTTCAAAACGCTCAACCTCGTTTTGTTCCGCCAAAAGAAAATTCCAAACACTTGGGTCGGCCACACTCTATTGACACCTGCGCGCGATATCCAATACGCTTACAACCGCGCACGTTCTACAATTATGGAGCACATGCGCAAGGCAGCAAATGCTCGATTGATGATCCCTGCTGGTTCTATTGATGATGCCGACACGGTAACTGTTGACCCAGGCGACACGCTTGAGTACAACGCTGAACTCGGTGAACCGCATTGGCAAACAGCTCCAGACGTACCACGTTGGATTAGTCAAGAAGCCGTTTCGCTTGAAATGGAACTTGACGACATTTTCCACACTCACTCTGTAAGCCGCGGCCAAGCTCCTGGCGATCGCAACTCAGGTCTTGCTTTGTCGTTGTTGGCAGAAAAAGACGACACTCCACTTGGGCCGATGGCTCGCGACCAAGCAAAAGGTTGGGGAGAAATCGCTACTATGACTCTCAACCTTTACCGCATGAATGCTGAAAATACTGGCATGCAACGGCAGCTTACCGTGATGACAGAACACAAATTACCGCTTGATATCAGTTGGGGCGCAAAAGACATTGACAAAAACCCTAAAGTTGTTGTTCCGCTTGACGCTACTAGCCCTCGTAGTAAATTGGCTACTCAATCAATCCTTACTTCGTTGGCCGACCGATTCCCACAAGCATTCCAAAACGTTGATCCACTCGCTATGGCTAAAATGCTGGACCTTCCTGATCCTAAAGCTTACCTATTGCAAGTTGACCCTGACGCTGGGAAAGCTGAGTGGGAGAACGGGTTGCTCATGCAAGCTGTGCCGGTTGTACCGGAAGATTTCGATATGCACGACGTTCATATCAATATTCACAACCGTCAGCGCAAGTCACCTGCTTACGAAATGGCTGAACCGGCTGCAAAGGAAATTATCGATCTTCACGTAATGGCGCACTTAAGAATGCTCCAAGGTGACACGCAGGCAGCGCTTGATGCCCAAGCAGCTATGCAACAAGGCTTACAACCTACAGCTCAACAGGCAATGACACTTTCGGGTGGTATGTCTGGGCAAGCAGCTGAAGCTCTTGTAGGAAGTCAGCCTGGCTTCACCGATAACACAATTGGCCAGCAGCAGACAGTGGACATGATGAGTCAATCAGAACCAATGGCCCCAGGGGATACTGGGATCGAATAACAACCAGGAGGATAAATGAGCGATATACAAGATACTGGGGCGGACACATCGTTTGATTTTTTAAACGATATTCCAGCTGAACCGGAAACGTCAGCAGAACCAGGTGAACAAAATTGGGAAGAACGTTATAAAACAGAGGTGCAAGATCGCATTAAAGAACGTGAACGTTATAAGCCAATCCGCCAGACATTTGACAGAATGCACCCTGACGATGCTCAGGCAGTTGCTCAATTTGCTAACGCATGGGCTGCCGGCGATCAGGAAACAGCTATTAAATGGATGGTCGACAACGCTAAGACATTAGCCGGTGACCGCTTTGACGCGTACCTTAATGGTAACGAACAAGCAGTAGTCAATCAGGCTTATCAGCAAGGCCAGGCCGCAAATCTTACACCTGACCAAGTTGAGCGTTTAGTAACGCAAAAATTGCAGTCATATCAAGAGCAGCAAGATGTTGCTCGCTACCAGGCCCAGATTGACACCGACCTGCGCGAACTTGGATATGAACCAGAAACACCATTGGCTCATGCTGTAATCATTGCTGCTACTAACCGACCAGACCTCGACCTTAAAGCTGCCGTGCAGGATATGGAAAACCAAATTCTTAAACAAGCACAGTCAATTGTTCAGCGTCGCCAAGCTGGTAATGCTTCGATGCCATCATCTAGCCCTAATGGTATTCCAAGTTCATTGTCATCGACTGCTACTCCTAGAGAGAAAGCTATGGCTCGGTTGCAGCAAAACGGGTTGTGACCACTTGACATTGAGGAAAAAATAGATACAATTTGTGTATTGTCCTGGATTGGTCAATATGTAATACACGCAAGTCGCCACCTCGCGGAAGTGAGTTGGGTTAAGCAGCGGATGCTGTAAAGCCTGGCAATTCGTTGCGTTTCACGCAAACCCATCATTTCTTATTACGAAAGGTGCCATCATGGCAACAGCATCATTATCAACAGTTGATGCAATCCTTAAGGACGACTACAAGGATTACATTGACCAATTAAACAACGCGCTTTTTCTCATCTCCCAAGTTGAGACTCGCAAAGACACAGTTGTTGGACGTATCGCCCGTCACGCAATCCACCTCGGCCGTTCGAGCGGAGTTGGCGCGCGCGCAGAAGGCGGCACGCTCCCAACCGCAAGCAGCCAAGCTTACGCAACCGTTCCAGTACCGGTCCGCTACGTATACGGACGAATCCAGCTCTCGGGCCCAACGATTCGCCAAGCCGTAACTGACCGTGGTGCTTTCATTGACGCACTTGATGCCGAAATGCAGGGAATCCGCAATGACGCAATGAAAGACGTTAACCGTCAGCTTTGGGGCACCTCAAACGGCGTTATCGCACAATGCGGGACTACTTCATCGTCCACAACAGTTGTTCTTGCTTCAACCACAGGTTCTGCAGCACTTCGCCAGTTGTTCAACGACGGCGGCATGGTTGTAGACATTGGTACTGTTGCTTCTCCAACAACCGTTGCTTCAGCTCGTACCGTAACTTCGGTTGACGTATCAGCTAAGACATTGGTTATCTCCGGTGCAGCAGTTACAACTACATCAAGCCATTTCCTTTTCCGTACTGGTTCAGGTGGAGCTTCTAGCAACACTGGTGCTCCTGGCGACGGACAGATTGAATTGACTGGTGTTCAGACAATTGTTGACGATTCGGCAGTTCTTCACACCATCAACCCATCAAGCCAGCCAAACTGGAAAGCCTACGTAAACAGCAATAGCGGCACAAACCGTACCGTTTCTGAAACCCTCATCACCGGTTCGATCATGAAGACACTTGCTGCTTCAGGTAAGAAGCCAAACTTGTTGGTAAGTGCTGAAGGCGTTCACATGTCGGTTGCAAACTTGTTCTTGTCGCTCAAGCGCAACATGGAGCAGACGCAGCTTAAGGGTGGCTATGCTGGTATTCAGTACTTTGCACCATCAGTAAGCGGCAAGGGCGACGAAGGCCCAACCACGCTGTATTGCGACTTTGACTGCCCAAGCAACCGCTTGTACGGTATCCACACCGAATCATTGGTATGGCACCAGGTAGGCGAAGGCTGGCAGTTCATGGACATGGACGGCGCAGTTATGAACCGCAAACCTGACCTTGATGCCTACGAGGCAACTTTGTACAGCTACTGTGAACTTGCTGCTAAGCAACGCAACAGCCACTTTGTAATCAAAGACCTCACAGAAGTGAGCATCTAAGATGGCAGCCTCGGTCAGCATTACTACTGGCCCAGAAGTCCCTGGCAACCGCAAAATCGTCATCGGTACGGTTACGTTCGATAGTTCGTACCCGACCGGTGGCGAGGCAATCTCGCTGGTTGACCTTGGCCTTACGCGTCTTGACACGCTGTTCGTCGCGCCCAATGGTGGTTACACACCAACGTGGAATGCTTCGACTACAGCGCCCAAAATCAAGATGTTCTGGGTCGACACAACTACGGACGGCGCTCCGCAAGTCGAAGTGACTGCGACAACGGACCTTTCAGCGGCTACGGTGTCGTTTATCGCGTTCGGCGCTTAGGTTTGTAGGCGGCGGGGGTTTTTCCCCTTTGTTTTCCCCCGCCGCTTACATACACACAAAGGAGAAATATGAGAGCACTTGATTTAATGCCAGGGCACACGCCAGGGTATTCCCAGCTTGCTGAAATCAATAGCGACGTTTACAACATCTGTACTCGCATTCAGCAGGGTGATGAGTCTGGGTGGCGCGGCGATCCATCTGCCAGCGTAATGTTTAATCCTTATTCTCAGCAATTTGAGGTTTGGTTAGTCGATGGGCAAAATACCCCGTACATTGCAGCAACGTCAGATCGATGCGATCATCAGCTTATTTTAAAGCTCATTGAGGGGGACTGGCAAAAAGGACGAAAGCTTCTCGAAGAATTGCAAACAAAAAACCGCAAAGCGCACAGCGATAGAGTTGCCGCTGATAGGGAAAAGACACAGGAGATAGCCGAGAAGTTACATTGGGCTATAATCAAAGATGTTGGTCACCTTGAAGGTGGCTCGCGCCCTTTTCAATCTTTTTATACGAAAGGCAAATAATGGCCACATACTCTGCATCACAGGCAAAAACAATCACTTGCGTTGCTAACCAAGTTGACACAATTACGCTAACCGGCACTGGCGATGAATTGCACATTTGGCAAACGTCGACTACGCCTATTTATTTTACTGTGGCGCAACCCGGGCAAACTCCTGCAACGCCAACTGTTGCTGGCGATAATTGCTACGGGTTGATGAACAACAACAA